CCCTTGTGCGCTTCAGTAATAAACTGTGCTTCTGATAGCCTCCATTCTGCCTTAATAGACGCACGACCTTCTGGCACTTCTCATCAAATACGTTCTCATAAACATAGCTGTCGGCCATAAACAGCATACGTTTTGTGAGATGTTCGACGAATTCGAATGCCCATTGGATCGACTTTTCGGTTATCAGCGGTTCATAAACGTTCGAGCTTATGCCGTGCAGGAGCGCGAGCTTGCATATTTTCTCGTGAGCACGCGCCCACAGTGCCATTGCCCCGGCTTCGTGCTGCTTTTCATAGAAATGATACTGCTCGTCACAGTAGGTCTGCAGTTCTATGATCTTCCGCGTCGCCTCCGGCGTTTCGCTTATGATGAGCGGCTGCGGATTCTCATGTGAGAGATTGCCTCCCAGGTCAAGGTTGACCAGATATTTTGCGGCTCGCAATAACGAATCCGAGGGCGTTACGGGCTTTTGCATCTGCCCTTTGCCGCGGCTGCCCGCTTCGACAAAGATGCACCGGGCGACCAGCCCGTTCTCAAGGACGCGGCGTGACAGCGATTCGTAAAAATACTGCGGTATCGCAGTGCCCATGACAATAAGATTCGGGTTGACAATATGATTTACTTCTATCTGATCGCCACTGTTTTTTAGCTTTGCCACCGCCTTTTTGCGTATTGGATAAAGCGAATTTGATGCCCCATACAACTTAAGCAGCTTTTCGTTGATTGTTTCGGCATTGTTGTCTTTATTGTATTTCATCGTGTTAAAAATACAGTCGAACTCATCGGTTTGAAAAAACATGGACGGATGTATAAACAAAGCATCCTCAATTGCGGCTCCGGAAGTAAACGTATCGCCCATGCAGTTTGCCAGTCCAACCATGAAAGCCAGATTAAAATTTACCTTGCGCGGATGGTCTTTTCCGGTTCCTGAATCAGCCAGGGCTATGAGGTAAAGGTTGCTGCGGTTGTCGCGCTTATCCTTTACCTTGCGCCCGACAAGGAAGGCGAGGAACGCCAAAGCTCCGGTGAACGCCAGCACATGGTTGGGATACGGCGCGGTGTCCAGCGAGAGGTTCATCACATCATTGACAAAGCCTGGAACTTTGAGTAATTTATCCGGCAGCGGCCCGGGATCAGGGAATAGCGTTTCACACTTTTTTTCCCTGGGCTTGTTCAGATTAAGAATCCCGCTCAAATCCACAGCCGGAAGATTTTCAGGTTGTTTTTTGGCGTCGCCTTTGAGCTCCCGCAGAGCGTGCCAGTCGTTGTTGACGCAGCCGTTGTGATGGCACTTGAAGCCAATCGCGCCGTTCGCCTGCTGGGTGATTACCGCGCTGCGGTTGTCGTGCGCCTCGTTGAACGGGCAGACCGGAAACACCCATTTACGCCCGTCCTTCCAGTCTGTCGGCCCTTCGGCTTCCGGGCAGTGCTCGGAAATCCACGCGTCAAGGTTGAAGGAGCCGTCATCTGATGGCTCGCGGTTACAACTGTCGTCTTTTGCAGATTGAAGAACAGCTTGAAGTTTGTCTTTGCCGACTATTTCCAGTTTTTCCGGGATTGAGATGATTTTTGCAATGCGATGCCTGCGCTCATCGGTTTCGTCGCCCTTGCGGTTCGGGGTTCCGGACAGGCGCCAGATGCGGGCGGGGTTGTGGACGGTTGTATCTATTTTCACCTCGTCCGTATTGCCGTTTGCAAACTCCTGAAGCACTTTTTGCACCAGGCAATCGTCATCGGTGGGCAGGTCGATACGGTACATCAACTGCGCACCGTTGCCGGAGTCCAGCATGACCGGTTCCGGCCAGCCTTGAGACTGCATGCCCTCGCTTATCTCAATCGCCTTATAGAGCGCCGCGTCGTGTTCATCGTCGGTCGATGAAATACCGCTCCGGCGTACCGGATCGCAGTCGATCAGGAGCCAGCGACGGCAGAGAATATCCGCATCGGTGGTGGCCGCATTGCGTTTCGCCGCCTGGAAGCGGTTAGCCGAACGCGCCAGCAGATCGGGATGTACCGGGTTCGGAGTAAAATATACCCCGCGTGCGGATATCCTGTTGAGTCCCCCGATAGCTTTGTCGATATTCTCAAAGGTGAAGTACCCGGCTTCGGTGTGCTCCTTGCGCCAGTCAGGCGTGGTTGCATCCAGGCACCGCACCTCAAATACGTCTCCGGGAGAAAAAACGAGGTTGAGGATGGTGTTTATGTCATTGCAATTATTCTGCATTAAAAAAATTCCGTCTATTCGTCAATTAACCTTTGTGGGCTTTGCTCGATTTTTTGTCGCCGGATGTTTCAGCGCCCAGTCAGACCAGCTTTTTATAGTGTCCTTGAGACCCTGCAAATCCATCTCTATCTGTGGTTCAATCCTGCCGTCAGCGACATAACTGACTCCATGTATGTCCATCGTTTCGACATCGGCATTAATCACCAGTACCGTTGCCGGGACAAGGCGGGTCAGGCGGTTGAAAAAGATGCGCTGCCCTTTTGGGATGTTGTCATGTTCCTTGAACTCAAGGATCAGAAAATTACCTTCAACTTCAACTGCCGCATCAATATCGCTGAAAGCGATCCTGCCCGGCAGGCAGTCGGCGAACATTTCTATTTTCGGGCGTTTTTTCTTATTGAAACATCCCTGTTTTTCACAATTCCAATGCATTGGGTTATATCCATTTTCAGCCATAATAAACTACTCCTGTATTGTTGAATGATTTTTTAAATGCGTCGATATTCGCTCCGATATAGGCGATCATCTGTCCCTGCAGCGGAGCGGAGATTTTATCCGGGTGGTAGAACTTCACCCTGCCTGCCGGAAAGCAGACGGCGGCGGCGTGCTTTAACAGAAGCTGCCCCCATTTGGTTTCCGTCGCGTTGTTGACCAGCGCCACCGCCTGGGTGACTTCGCCGGCAATAACGTGATTGACCAGTTTTTCGGTGAATTTCTGGATATAGGGCTGGGCGTAGGGCGGGTTCATGAACACCCGGCCGTGCCAGTCATGGTTAAGGCCGTCATTTTCCCGGCTGAAGAACTCTGATGCCTTGACTATTTTGTTGGCCTCGGCACATGACGCCGGGTCAAGATCGATGCCGCCCATTACCTGCCGGGCGCGTTCGATATATTCTTCCGGAGTATACCATTCGTTATCGCCGGAATTCTGCGCGACATGGGTTACAACTTCACGCATCGCCCCGCATGATGAGATCGTGCCGTTTATAACCTGTTCGACTAAGTCCGGCCTTTCGCGCTGGAGCCGCTCCATACGCTCGACGGCGCCCCGGTTGGTGTTGCTTGCCAGAGCGAGTTCATTGCTGCTCCGATTTGGGGTATGCTCGGAGGTCGTGCCACAAGTTGTGGCACGACCTGGCGGCGTGCCTGATAACGACTCGCCGCGCGATATATTTCCTCGTTCCCGGACGCGCCGTTTGATGGCTTTCCATTCTCCGGATTTTTCCGAACATTTTTTCCAGATCAGATATCGCTGATCCTGGGTCAGATCGCGGCGTTCCCCATTCAGGCTCCAAACGTAAGTGTACGGATTGATGCTTTCCGGCAACTGCTCAACATACGGTTCGACGCCTATATTCGAGCAGGCCAGATAACGGTTGCGCCCGTCGACGATTTCCTGCCCGATCGCCCTGATGGGTTCATGCTGACCGTTGATTCTGATATCTTTTGCCAACTCTGTGAGACGGTCTTCAGGAAGCAGCGGGAATTGCCGTGCCGCCTCGTGGAATGTGTATTCTGTCATCTTTACTCCTTCAAAATGTTACGGTCGCGGTCAGAGTTGCCGCGGCGAACCAGTAAACGGTGTGCCGGATATCACCGTGCCAGCAGTAAACCACGGCAGCGGCAACGTCCAGGGTGATCAGGATCACCGGAAATATTTTTGTTATGTGCATAATTCTCTCTGGGTAAAAAAAGGATTTCGTTTTCGTCGGAATCATCGGAACCATCGAACGAGGCAACATCGCAGCAACCGGGTTCCGGGCAGTAGGCCGGGGCTGTTATTAACCCTTGTGGAACGTTCCCTGAATAATCAATTCCGCCTTGAATTCATTATTTTTTCGGTTATATTTTTGATTATCAATATTATTTTTTGTTCGGAAATGTGTTATTTTCCAGACAATGCATAATTCAATTCGGAGATTTTGATATGCTCGAAGAGATAGATCGCTTTGAAGCTGCTGATAGTGATGGCTACTCTTATACTGTAGTTATTTTGCAAAACTTTATTAAGACTCGTACCAGAAGCGGAGTATCACGTCATCCCGGCCTGAAAGAGGCGAGAACTATCGACGGATGGGCTTTGAATACCTCTGATGGTGAGACTTTTGAAATTGTCGATACCGGAACAACAATCCGGAAAATCGACTAATTCTATTTTTATGTGTTGTTTCCATCCGGCTTTTTCGTATAGGCCAATTGTTAAGATCGTATTTCCATTTTTGTTCTGACTGACATTCACACTTATATCTTCCGGATTTAACTTATAGTAATTTTGAGATTGTTTCTTAACCATCTTTTGTTTCTCCTTAAAATTTGCTTTTATTTTCTAAAATGGAATTTCCTCGTCATCAAAATCATCAGGTGAAAAAATACCGGAGCGTTCTTGTTCCGACAGGTCGTTCCAGCCGGGTTCAGGTGTATAATCCGGGAGCTCTCCCAGCTCGTAGTCCACAATGTTGACGAATTTTTCCCCAGCCACCGACTTGATGATTATCTTTGACGGCTTTGCCAGGGCTCCGTCATCAGCCAAACGGACGGCTTCGTATGCGGTTGTAGGCGGTGCAATTTTCGAGCGGCGCTTCCACCAGGCTTCGAACTTTCGCCTCGCATAGCCGGTGTGTTCCGGGCATACCCACTCGCTTTCGTAGCGGTTGAAACCGGTGCAGTATTCAATTCGCATAGTCTTCGGAGCGTCGTCAGGCGCGCCGCGCTTGTGATGCACGCTGTATTCAACGCCGTGGACCTCGTAATCGAAATAACTCACCTGTCCGGAGAGCACTCCTGCGGACTCCGCTCGGGCGGTGATGTTGCCTTTTTCCGGCGGCGGGAACGCATAACCGCATTCCGGACAAGTCATATAGGCCGCGTGGATGAGCGCCAGGCATTCCGGACATTTTTTTGCCGGAGCTTCGCCATTGCCTGCACCGGGTTCTTTTACTTGGATCATATCTACCGGCCCGTGGCGCATGATGTTGCCGCCGTAATCCAGAACTAGTGTATTTTCTTTTCCCGGATGCAGCCGGGTTCCGCGCCCGACCATCTGCACCAGTAATCCGGCGGAGTTCGTCGGGCGCAATAACACAATGCAGTCGGTGTTGGTCGCATCGAATCCGGTGGTCAGGACATTGACGTTCGCCAGGTATTTCAGCGGTTCTTTATTACTGAAAAAGTCAGCCGGGACTTCCTCGCCCTTGAACCTCGCGATAATTTCCGCACGGAGTCCAGGCGAAGTCGAACCGGTAACGATGCCGCACTCCATTCCGGAGTATGCAGCGATCTTTTCCGCGACATGATTACAATGCTCCACGCTCGAGGTAAAGATCAGAACAGAATTGCGCTCCTGAGTCAGACTGACGATTTCCCGGCAGGCGGCGTCCACCAGTTGAGAGTTATCCATAAGGTCTTCAACTTCGGACGAAATAAACTCGCCGCCGCGAACGTGCAGACCGTCAAAACTCACCGCCGCTCTCCCGGCTCTGGAAACCAGCGGCGACAAATAGCCCTGCGCGATCATTTCCTTAAGCCCGGCTTCATAGCAGACATGGTTGAGCAGATTTTCCGGCTTACAAATCAGCCCGCCCTTCATCCGAAAAGGCGTCGCGGTCATTCCAATAAGCCGAACATGCGGATTGATGATTTTCATATCGTTCAGAAACGATTTGTACATCGAATCTTCTGAATCGCTATTTATCAAGTGGCTCTCGTCAATGATAATCAAATCCCAGGGACCAAGCTCACAGGCCCGCGTATAAACGGATTGAATTCCAGCGACTATCACCGCGTGATCGGTATCGCGGCTGTTCAATCCGGCCGAATATATCCCGACGTCAAGTTCCGGACATAGTACCTGGATTTTATCGGCATTCTGCTCCAGCAGTTCCTTGACATGCGCCAGGATCAGCACTCTGCCGGACCATTTTTGCACAGCATCGGATACTATCTGAGCTACACAAATGCTTTTCCCGCATCCGGTTGGCAATACCACACATGGATTGTCGTCTCGCGTCCTTAAATGTTCATAAACCGCCTCGACCGCCTCTTTTTGGTAAGGTCTCAGCTCAAACATCAGGCGCCGCGCAGCTCCAGCCCGGCTTCGATGAGCAGCCGTTTTATTTCATCGATAAACGTATTGAAAATGGTGAGCGAAAGTTTCAGCTTGGTGCGAGCTGTGTTCAAATTGAGCCCGGCCATCAGTAAATAACAGATTTCCCGCATGACCGGGTCGGAGATATTCTCGACGACTCTTCTGGTTATGATTATCTTTCTGCATCTGCACTGCATAATTTTTCTATCCTTATATAAAGCATGCCGTCAGGCGGCAGCGGTTCATATTTCTCGGCGGTGATCCTCACTATCTGGCTGTCATCATGATAAGCCCCGGCGTGCTGCAGCGAATCGAGGACGCATTTCATTAAATTGTCCAGGTCGCGACGCCTCCGGTCAGGCGGGTAGGCTTCTAAAAAAAGCTCTATATCGCCATTCAGTGGTTCGATCCCGCAGGACCGGAAACGCGCAACCACAACTTCGCGATATTTGCGTCCGGCCCTGCTGATCAGCACGCGGGGGCCAACATGCCGGTAGTAGTGATTAACACTCGGAGGATACGGCAGTTCGAACTCCATATTACCCGCGTTTCCATGGAGCGGGCTGTTGCTGGTTTTGCGGTGGCGCTACTGCGTTCACTTTAGCCGCATAGCCCTTGATCTCGTTGCTTATTTCATCGGAATCGCCGCGTTTTTTACACTTGACGTTGATTTCCAGCGGCAGGTTATGGAGGTCAACCGAGTCATTCGGCGTCATCACGTTGACCGCCCGGCAGATAGCCGAAAGTTCGCCCCTGGCGATCTTCGCCGCATCGGCGCTCGGGTTGTCGATATTGAGCCTTGCCCAGACCTTGCGGCCCTTGTATTCGCCTTCGGTGATTTCGAAGGTCAGTTCGAGATAATTTCCGTTGCCGGATTTGGTCTGCTTCATTTCCGAATCGACGATAACCGCGATGTATTTTCCTGCGGGGACGGGGTCAAAAGCCACATTCGGTTCGACTTCGTGTGCATTAAAATTGAGAGTTGCCATTTTACTTTTCTCCTTTGTTTTGATTAGGATTTTTGAAAACTTTTCTGTCTTTGAATTCCTGTTGTTTGCCTTTATTCCAGTTCGCCACCGGCCTGAAATAGCCGCACGGGCGGCTCCAGATTTCACACTTCGCTCCGCATTTAGCCATATTCCGCCTCCTGTTTAGGGAGTTCTTTGAGTTCCACGTCAGGATATCTGCTGACGACTTTTCCGGTTTCGGAATCAGTCTTAGTCACCTGAATGACATATGCTTTCTTCTGGCAGTAGTCATTGAGCATGCGCAAGTCCTCTTTCGCCATGCGATAACGGTGATAGACCGTGCTGACTATCCGGCGTGATTTGCGCTGATAGATGACCCAGCTTCGCCGGATCATTTTTCCGCTCCGCCGTTTGCCATCGCCACCATGAACGCATCCCAGGACAACGGCAGTTCGGTCGGGAGTTTAAAGCGGTTCTTGGCCACACAGGCCGGACCGCCTACCGTGCGCATGATCCGTTCCCCGCCATCGGCTCCGAGAGGCGCGGCGATGGTACGTTCCCGGTTGAACCCGGCGTCCTCTTTCTGCGTCCGGAACTTCCGAGTGGCGAATAAAACCGCGTCCACCCACTCGGAAATCAGGGCGTTGGCGTGTTTGTGCAACCGCGGCGAATAACGGTCGTAGGCGGCGGATTCCGGGTCTTCGAACTTTTCTATTTTTGAATGGGCTATCAGGATAGAGGCCATACCTTTTTCATTTCGTAGCGCGTCCAGCATATTCAGGATTTTGCGCCAGTGCGTCAGGGCATGAGTATAGCCGCGAGCATAGCCGCCATCGGCTTTTTCGATGCTCCGTACCCCATATTCCCGGCAAACTTCATCAAAGATCAGGCGTTCCAGCCAGTCGAGGCTGTCGATAGCCACCGTCTGGAAGTCATGCTGTTCCTGATATAAGGCATTCAGCGCGTCCATTACGTCGGAAAAACTGTTCGCCAGAGGGAAGCGGTGACAGTCGATTTCACTCAGACCGTCCTCGGTTGGCACGAAAATCGCATTCGGTGCGGAAGCGGCAAGCGAGCTCTTACCGATACCCTCGACTCCATATACTTCGATTCGCGGCGGCATGGGCTGTTTTCCTGATTTTACATTTTCAAGCAGACTCATTAGCGTCCTCCTTTGGTTTGCTTAGTTCTTGGTTTAATACGTCGGCGATATACCGCAGTTCTTCGCGGTCAAAACGTTTGATGGTGAGATTGCAGAAATCATCCAAGACAGCCTTGCCGAACTTTTCATTACGCCTGGCCCCGACCGTCCGATTGTAGGCGGAATTAACCGTCATGCGGCCGGTTTTGACCATGCGCTTGATTTCGTCCGGGGCGTTGTCCATGATGGTACGGATACGCTCGACTTTGCGATGATTTATGCCTAATAACTCGGCTGTTTCTTGCGATGACCTTACCGTTGCACCACATGGTGCAACGGTAAGGTTTTGTTTAAGACAAGAGATTTTATCTTTTCTCTTATCCAATTCCACCACACACGCAACCAGCTCACTGTCAGAGAGGTTGCGCCGGTTTTTCTGGCAGGCAATTGCGTATTTCAAAGCATCTTCCTCATCGGAAAAGGCTTTGAAAATGATCGGGATTTGATAGATGTTCGCCTTTTTTGCAGCGGATAAGCGGGTGTGCCCGTCGATAACCACGTTACCGTGATCTTTCCATAAGACCAGTGGCTGGCTGTTGTCGTAACCGTTCCTGCGCATATCCCACATGATGTCATCCAGGACGCGTTTCCTGACCGGGAAAAGGTCGCAGAAAGGTGATGCTGTTTTGATGTCGTCTATATACATATAAGCTCCGGAAGTTTATCGGTTGAAGGAAAGAAGTCTGGTTTCCTCGTAACCGGTCGGCCAGAGGTTTTCTGCGCGGCAGAGTTTCAGCCGCTCGATGGCGGCAGCGTTTTCGGATTCGGCATAGGTGAGCGCGTCATCTGAGATTCGCCAGACGCCGCAACGGAACGGTTCATGTTTTTCAATCGCGATCAGGTAGAACGGATAAGCGGTTCCGGACGCTTCCCTCAAAACAGTGCTGTAAAAAGCCGCCTGGTGAATGTATTGAAAACGCCTCGCGTCAGACTCGAAATAATCGAGATTGTCGCAGGTTTTGAGATCGATAATACCGAACTTGGAATTGAAAAAATCCATCCTGATCTGGCAGGGCGTTCCCCTATATTCAGTACGAACCACACCTTCTGCAATGCCGTCCTGCAGTAACTCCGCCGCGCCGTTATGCAGCCAGACGGCGATCTGCAGACGTTTGATAAAATCAAAATCGCTTGATGAAATGACCGGTTTGTCCTGGGTTTCGAGCCAGGACTGATACGCCTGGGTGTTTTTGCCGTAGGCTTTGCCGGTGTTCGGATTGACCGGTTCGCCGATGGTATATTCGGCGCTGAACTTTTCGACGCCTTCCAGCGTCAGCGTATGCGCGGCCCGGCCAATGACATAAGCCGGACGATCCTCGTCGATGATCGCGCCGGTCTCTTTTTTATGAAAGAACTCCGGGCACTTGCGGAAATCAGCCAGCGCATGGCTGGATAAGAACCGGTTTCTTTTGGCGTGGTATTCGGCGGCAGGTTCACTGATTATGAAGTTGTAGTTTTCCAAAATAATAGTCCTTTGTTGTTGTTGTTTATCGTAACGGCACGTTGCCGCCTCCACTCTGTACATACGAGACGAGAGCGAAATTCAGACCCGTCAAACTGGGGATGGAAGCGTTTTTGATGAAAATTTCTCATCAAGCCCTGCTTGGAGGAAGATGTCTCTGAGCGCTTGCAGCTTGCGGAAAAACGCGGAACGGGAGGCGGGATAGTCTTCCAGCGCCTCGTTTCTGTCGTAGTATTTAAGTATCCGGCAAATCTCCAGCAGATCGGGCGACAGCCGTTCCAGTACCAGGGAAACGTCCAGAATCAGGAGCGGATCAGAGTTCTGTTCGCTTTCGAGCGTTTCGATTTTCTCGATAACGCCGATATCCGGCAGGGTTACGGTCCGGTTCAGGGATTCCCGGCATCGGCGCCAGTCGCGGCATTCCGCCTGGCGCTCCTTGATCAGGTCGAGGACTTTGCTTTCGACCACCCGGGCGATAAAGGTGCTTTCCTTGCCTTTTTCCGGATCGAAACTATCCCGCCGTTTATAAAGCTCCAGAAAAAGTTCCTGCTGGATATCCGGAACGTCATGTTCGGTAAAGCCGAACAACCCGATAAGCATCCGGGCCTGGCGTCGAATGATTTTTTCCGCCAGAGCAAATAATTCCGGCTCAGTGAGATTATGAGGCGCGTGTGTATCCATTGAATTTTCCTTCTTTTAAAGGTTCCCGGATGTGTCATCGGCCGTTTTCAGCCGAAAGAGAAAGCACATCCCTTCAATGGATAAAGGGCATACACGACGCGTATGATTTCATACATTTGGCGTATGCATGGCATTTTTTTGCAAAAAAAAAGCCGAAATTGGAGTTTTTTTAATAAAAAACCCCGATTCCGGCAAAATATATTTCTTTATTTATTCAAAATACCACTTTATATCGTTAATTGGAAGATAGACTGGATACACTCCGCATTGGATTGTTTTCTCCAAATATGAAGCAAAATTCCTGTCATGCTTATTTATTCTTCTGATCGCTCTATTTACGGCATTCCGAAAGGAATTTTCAACGTTTCGTACCGGATCATTCAGTTTTTTCTGATGTCCTTGCGGTGATATCGCCTCATTTATGGTTTTATTGAGAACATAAACATCTGATTCCAATTGTTCTATTTTTTCGATATTTCCTGCATCACGAGCCGCGTCAAGATCACCTAAAAGTTCTTGGACCTCAGCGCGGTATTGCTCGATGGCTTTCAGGTCTGCAACCGCTCCTGAACCAGCAATAGGAATATCTCCAACCGAAATTCCTTCCGGGATATCCAGTACGACATCATCAAGTGGTATTTCACGAACGATTTCCACAACATAATTTTTAACACCTGGACGCTCCAGAAGGAATCTGATATACCTGGCACCAGTATCAACACCTATCAACATAAACGTCTCACCGCCCCGGAAGCGCACCTCCCAGGCGTCGCCGCATTTACGGAAAATATTCTCCGGCTCGGGCTCAGGTTCGGGTGCTGGCGGCGCTACCAACTGCGCCAAATTGCACTCCCGGAGCAGCTCGAATTCCGTTTGCGCGTTGAAATCCAACACCTCGTTAAGCGGTACGAACGCCGAGCCCATGTCATTTAAGACTTTTTCGCTGGTTCCGTGAATGATTTTGCGGGCGGTTATCAGCAGAATATACGGCTTGTGCTCTTCGCAGTTAAGCCGATAGATCAGGTCCATGATTTCATGGTTCCAGACTTTCAAGGTCAGATATATTGTCGCAGATTTACCGCCGGATACCGGAACCACACCGAGCTTCCAAGTGTCCTCCTCTTTGCCGAATTCCTCGATATGCGGGATGATTTTGAATATTTTCGTTATCTCCGGCAGCAACCCGCTGGGCTTGACGGTGAAAAACAGCGCATCGGCTTTTTCAATATTGTAGTCCTTCCGCCGCCGTTCCCGGCACACCGCTTCGTATTGTCCTTCCCATTCACAGACTTTGCGAAAGCCGCAGGACGGATTGCACTGATCAGGGCACGTGATCAGGTTCGCCATTTTCCCGGTCGGAGCCAGATAATGCCGCTGCAGTTTATCAAAGTCAAGTTTGTCTCCCAGCATCAGCCGCCAGTCCGCCAATGCCGCTTCGGCCTTCAGTCGTTTGCTGATGAAATTCCAGAATTCAGACGTTTTTCTTTCAGTGTCGCACATTTTTAAACTCCCTTAAAGTCAGCCATTCTTCTATTTTGCGGCCGTCATCGTCATATTTGAATTCGGCTAAGTTTCCATCCTTGACCGTTACCATTCGCTCTGCTCTGGAATCCGTAAATTTCACCTTGAATTTTGCACTAATTATTCTGCCATCGCCTAGAATAGACAGCTTTAGCCCCCTGACAACCTGAATCACCAGATTACCATGAATAGCAACTATTTCGCTTTTGCCAGTCTGAAATTTACACTGTACCGGTACGACTTTATCTAATCCCGGAATATCATCGCAAACCAATGCATATTCGCCATCTGTCAACAACGGCTCGAGAGTAAAAACATCTTTGCCGCTGAAAAACTCCCGGTCACCATAAAACACCAGTCCAAACAATGTTCGGTAGGCTTCGACAAGCCACGGTGCTTTATGATAAACCGCAAGCCGTAACTCTGCGATTTTAGGACGTAATACCACAATGTCAAACCGCTCTGGACGATAATAAATATTGTTCGTTTTACCGTCCGGAGTTATTGAACTGTCGCGAGTCAAAGGTTCGCCTTTGCGCAGCAGAAAGCAGTATTCATCCGGTTCCTCAAATACGACTATTCTGATCGTTCGCCCTCGACGTTTCCGGTTAAAGATCCGGTTCAAAAGCCGGGTAAGCTTCTGCTTCAAGTGTTTAGTTGGCAACAGCATTTCTTTCTTTTCTATGGACTCGCCACGAAAATACACAAATGCGCGCGGAGCGTTCCGGCTGAACTTTGTTTGGAGCTGCTCCAACTTTCGTGGTTCATGCAGCCATAACAGCAACGCTAAATCAGCAGCAGAAACATTATTGCCAAGTTTAGCTGAATACGTTTTATTGCCGACCGTATCCTGCAACAGGTCAAAATTCCGGTCAACTGACATTTCATCAATCAACGCTAGGGCATCAAACATGCCAGTATTGATTTTTCCCTTTGGTGACGCCAGCCTCTGCCCCAGTTTATCATAATCAATAGTTCCATCTTTACTAAAATTGACTTTAAATTCCGGGAAACGATGCAAAAACGCCAGCAGTAATTTGGGAGCGACCTGACGTAAAAATTCCGGCTTTGCAAACCGGCGTAAATTATAAATTTTCATAAGCCTTCGAAATTGGTTTGCCACAGCAAGACCTGGGCATCAAAAAAATCTGACGTTTACCGGTCTTCCCGTGGGCTGGTTAAGAGTTAGGCGATATTTCCCAGCAGAGATACCAGATATTTATGCAACTCGGATGTTACTTTTGATTTCATGGCACGGGGGGATTCGCCCAATACCCTGACGGCATGACTCAGCCTGTCTTTGAACTCGGCAATACGCTCAGGAACTGGAGCATCACTGTTTTTATCTGGCGCAGCAAGGTATTCCCGCAACTGCTTGATGGTCTTGAAATAATAAGCCATTTTAGTGCTTTCAAGTACACCAACAGCATGCTGCAAACCGCGTTCCAGCATTTCCAGTTGTTCGTTCTCAGTTAAGTTTGGAGTGTCTGGCTCCGGTTCCCTTCCAGCCGCAGTCGGAGTTTCCGCTTTGGTTTGCGTTCCGGTCTTATTCGGTTTTTCCGTTTTAGATGGACTAAAAATCTCTGAAATCCACTGGTGAAGCTGTTTCATAGCCTCCAGCCTAGCTTTTATCTGCTTTTCAATATTCTTAAGCCGTTTGATTTCAGCTTCAATCGGCTGCAAAAACGGATTGCGCTGTGCGTCCTCTTGTTCTTTACGGATAATGTCTTTCAGAATTTCATTAACAATATTGTTTTCGTCAAAAAAGATTTTATGTAACATAATTTCCCTCCAGTTAATAGTTAAAATTAATGAGCGGATTTGCAGAATGCACGGTCCGCTCAAACCGCAAATTATTTTCTCATAGGCAAATCTCCAGTTTGTTTGTTGGATTCAAAAGAAAAGTTTATAATGAGTCCCCCCGCATCTTTTGACATTTGCTGGTAATACCCGTAGATATTTCCGTCTCGAGAGGCAACCAGAAAGTCATGTAGAAGTTTTAACACAGGGGAACGAATTGAATCACTGAGTAATTTTATGCCGTAGTTAATCTCTTTTTCCAAAATTTTGCACCTATACGAAGTTTTCCATGGAGCTCCGGGGTAATCTAATATTTTTTTGAGCTTTTCTCTCCATTTTATTATTCCCGGGTCTGTAAAAACATTTTGCATCATGTTAAGAGTCAGATGAGCTTTTAAAATCCCTGTTTCCAATTCCGCAATTCTTTGCTCGGCAGGACTTTTTGCTCTTTGATGTTTGTACAGATAAAGTGGGACTCCGATTAATTCCGCTTGGATTAAAGTTGGAATTCTTGACATCTTTGTTACTCCTTTGATTTCTGGTGAACTAAAAAAAAAAGACGTATCTGCAAGTCAGTTCTAAAAAACTGACTTGCAGATACGTCTCACTTGACGGCCTGCCGTTAATACGGGATCCGCCCCGAAAAAGACTACATCACTTACCGTTCCGCTCCAAAGCCGGAGCCATACGATCCGTTACTATAATTGTTTGAGAGTTGAATTATAATACTACATTTTGTAATTCCTTATGTTGTTAATCTTTTATCTGGGAAAAGAGCCATTATTTAGTGGCATTTTACTGAAAATTTGCACAAACTTCTTATATAGCCCCTTAAACCCCAAAAACATATTATACGTCATTAAAATTTTGCTTTTTTATCCTTTGTAAACCTAAAATATAGAGCCGGAATTAGATACAGGGTAAGAACGGAGGCAAAGCATAATCCTCCAACAACTCCAATGCCACAACTAGCCCGGACTTCGGAACCAAGTCCAGTTCCGAATGCCATTGGAAGGATACCAACTATCGCCGCAATTGAAGTCATTACTATCGGTCTGAATTTATTTTGAACAGCTGTAAGCATTGCCTGATGTTTTGACATTTTTTTGCACTTGTTCAATAGTGCACATTCGTCCATGATAAGAATCGCATTATTAACTACGATTCCAATCATCATAACACCACCAAGGAGGCTGACCATAGATAGTGCCGTCCCACTGAAATACAGAGCAAACAGCATCCCGACAAATCCAAGCGGAATAGTAAACATTACTAGAAACGGACGAATCCAACATTCCATAATCGCAGCAATTAACAAATAGCTTAAAACAATGGCAGTCAAAAATACATCAATAAATTCATTTGCTCCGTCCGCCATCATTTCAGCCTGCCCAAAAAAAGCCAAACTATATCCAGGCGGTAATTGCGGAGCAAGTTTTTTCTTAAGTACATTTACCATATCGCCCATGGTTGAACCAGGTGCGGAATTCGCATAAATCCAAGCTGAACGTACTTTGTCTTCCCTGATGAGACAAATCGAAACAGAGTCTGATTCGCGAACTGTTACGGTGTCAAGATTTAACGGTTTTCCGGCCAAAGCTCCGATAATGATATTTTCTCCTTGCTGGAATCCTTCCTGCTTTTCCGCTTTTACTCTGATGTCATAGGTGCGACGTCCTATCTTGTAAGTTCCGGCTTCTATTCCATCATAATAACCAATTATAGAGTACCCCAGTAATTGCGCATTTACGCCAAGATTTTTCAAACTTGGACGGTTGGGCAAAAGATTGATTCGCGGTTTTCCGGCCCGACAATTGACATCTGTATCAAGTCCAGTTTTACTTTCCCGCAAAATATTCATGCCGATGCGGGCGTATTTTTCCAAAACTTGAAAATCTGATCCTTTAATATATGCCGTAAGTTCCATTTCCGAAGTTCCAACCGGAGAAGGCATTATGACTCTGGAAAGTACATTGACCTTTTCTGCTAGCATTGCTCGCAGTTCTTTTTGTATTTTGAAAATATCTTTACGTTCCCCTTTTTTTCGTAAATTCAATGAGATTTCCGCAAGGTGTACACCTTCGGTTATTTGTCCGGTTGTCGCGTTTTGATATCCAAGAATTGTGCCACTCGAAACTACATATGGAAGCTGGTGCAACTCTTTTAATATTTGCAAAGTTTCATAACGAGTCTTTTTAAGACTACTGTTAGAGGGAAATTCCAAAAATATACTAACCTCGGCCTTGTCATATTGTGGCAAAAATGCCAAGGAAATTTTTGGAAGCACCAACAACATAATTCCACAACAAATAGTAATTACTAATATAATAACCAAGCCAGAATGCCTGCTAACCCATGAAATGGAAATATCAAAACCATTGCTAAGTTTATCGTATGTCTTATCCCAATACAAAAAAATGATTGTCAAAAAACGATTGTGGTGGATTTTTTTATCACTGAGAAACCGTGACGCTAAAATTGGAGTTAACGTAAAACTGATAAAAAGGGACACTAACGTAGCAACTACCATAACTCCAGCAAAAGGAGCTATCAACATACCAACCGCAGAATGCATAAAAACAATGGGAGTAAAGACAACGACATTTGTTAAAGCACTTGCGCATACGGCGTTGATAACTGAAGCGGTTCCTTCGGCTGCCGCGCATTGTGAATCAGCGCCCTCGTGCAATTTGCGGTAAATACTTTCAATAACAACTACCGAATTACTAACCAAGACCCCGGTTGAACACCCCAGGGAAAGCAATGTAGTCATATCAAAACTATAGTCCAGAAAACGCATTGCTAAAAATGTAATAACTATAGAAACCGGCATAGTTACTGCGCAAATAAAAGTAGTTCTCAATTCATGTAGAAACAGGAAAAGTAAAAATGCGGTCAGAACAATACCAAAGAAAATGCTCACCCACGCATCCATTACCGATGCTCGGATAAAAGTCCCGGAATCTTTGAACCAATGCAGCTTTATGCCACTTGGAATTCTATTATTAGAATTCAAAAAATCAAATTTCTTCTTAATACCATCAATAACCTTGACGGCATTAGCATCACTTTTTTTAACAATGTCAATTGCAACGCCAAGCTTCCCGTTGTAATAACCTTCTTGACGGATTTCCTTAGAGATTAGTTTTATTTCAGCCAAATCGCCAAGGTAAACTCTTTTCCCCGTTAGATTACTTACTTCCAGTTGGCACAATGCCGCAACATTTCTAAATTCAGCGTCATAAGTTATACTTATCTCCTGACCGCTTTCTTCTATACGACCCGCTGGAAGCTTTAAATTGTTACCCTTGATTGCATTGACGATTTCTCCAATTGTCAAGTTGCTTGCGGCAAGTTTTGCCCGATCCAGCAGCACATGAAGTTGAACCTCATTTCCTCCGTGAATGCGTACTTCTCCAACACCGGGTACACTGGAAAACTGGTCGGAAAGCTGATCGTCAACATAGTCGTATAATTCATCAAGATTGCGATTTCCAGTGACATAAAGAGTCACCACCGAAACCGCATTGATATTGATCTTACTCAATTTGGGGGTTTCTACGATTTCAGGGAAATCATCCACAATCAGGTTTATTTTTTCGCGTACTTCATGAAGCGTTGTATTGACGTCGGTACCAAGCTCAAACTCTAAGGTTATTGCTGAAACATTTTCCATACAAATTGCGGTGGTATGTTTCAAGCCATCCATCGACGCTACGGCATCTTCAATGCGTTTGGCGACCTCAATTTCAATTTCTTCTGGCGATGCTCCAGGGTAAACCGTTGTTATTTGAATATAAGGAATATCTAATTTCGGCAAAACGTCAATACCAATTTTCCGGTACATTTTCAGACCAAGTAAAAAAAGCATGATGATAAAGCAACTGAGCGCCACCTTTCTTTTTATTGAAAATGAACTTATAGACATATCTTTCCCCATTATTTAGCTTTTTCAATTTCAATCTGGCTACCGTCATTCACAAAATACTGTCCGGTAACAATGAAAATTTTATTCTTCAATTGATCTGAGTTTAAGATTTCAGTATAACCTTTGGTGGTAAAACCTGGATAAATCGGAACCTCGTTTGCCTTTCCAGCTTCAGCAATATATGCAATGTATTTGCCTCCTTTCCTGAACATAACAGCATTTTGCGGTAATCCGTAGCCACTTCGATCTACTAAAATCAAATCAATATCGCAAAGCGTGCCTGAAGTAACTTTGGCACCGGCTGGAAGCTGAGCACGAATTTCAAATGTACGACTAAGAGGATCAACTGAGCATGCCTTATAGTTCAATTTTGCTTTGGAAATAAGTTTACCGTTGAAAAAAATTTCACACAAAACCCCCGGTTGTAATTTATTATAATAGACCGCACTTAAAAATGACGACAATTCCAGCTGATTCAGCGATAAAAAATCAGAAAAAAATTTTTCTCGCCTCAAATGATTTTCCTTCATCATGAAAAATCACGGCGCAAAACTCTACTGGCGCACTGCGCTTTCGTTATTTTGCGATTGTAACGGGGGAT